CTACCCGACCGTCAGGCGGGACACGGCACCTGGCCCGTAAATGGCAGAGACTTGCGCCACTTCAACATCGAATGGCCCCGTCACGGAATCGGTTGCTTGCATCGCCGTTGAATACAGCCAATTGGGCTCGGTCGTGACGACCTCACGCACCACCGCGCCGCCAGCCAATACGCGCAGCAGGTAGGATTCGCTTTCTTCGCCCAAGGGCACATCCAGACCGGACCAATCGTCTCCGTCCAACCGAGTGCGCCGTATCCACGACAGCTCGTGCCCGGCCGGGGTCGATCTGACCCTTAGATGCGCAGGTGCATAAGGTCTCAAACCATTTCCGTTGAACGCTTCGACCAGATGCTGGTACGACGGGTCATCGTATCCGCGTGTCGCCGGGCCGATGCGATAGTGCTTGGCGATGCGCCGTTCAGTCCGCAGCAGGCTGGTCTGATGGACGCGATCGTTCAGCATCACGAACAGCGACCCTTCGGGCCACACATCCGGCATCAACGCATCAGTGCCCAATTGGCCCCTCAGCCGGCCAGACAACGCGTAGATGCCCGGGTCCTCTAACGTGGCATCCGAGAACTGGAATACTTCCCAGTTATCGGGCGAGCCATCGCCAATTGCGGCAAGGTTAACGCCATCCAGCAATGCGTCGCGTGGGCGGGATTCCAAAAGACCCTCGATCAGATTGACCCGCAATGCAGGACCTTCATCCCAGATCCCGGTACTGGCCCGCCGTAATGGCGTCTCGGTTCGTCCAATGATGGCCTGACCGGTGACCACATCGCTCAGAACATAGCCGTCATCACTGGCTGATGAATAAACCGCCGCACTGCCGGGCCATGGGTCGGCCGAAACCGCTAGGTACGGCGCGTGCGGCACCTCGGCTCCAGTTAAAAGAGGTAAATCCAGGAAGACCGGCAGAACAGGCACCGGCGCCACATAGGGCTTCGCCGTCACGGCGTCCTCTTGCAGTTCGGCCGCCTTATAGACCCCCTGTTCGATCCGGACGGCATCTGCCAATTGCAACTCGGCAGTTTCCAGACGGTCAATCCGATAGACCGCTGCGCCATCCTCAGCCGACAAACGCACCAGATCACCGGCACCCAAATGCATCATTGACGGCGGCAAAGCGAACCGGGACGTGTCGCGGGACACCCGTGCCTCACTCAACCAGCGTTCTGCGGTCTGGCGTCCTTCTGCGCGTGTCATCGACAATGGCATTTCATTGACCGACACCGAATGCGTACTGGTATCGGGCAAAACTGATTCTTCCGCGACCACATCGTGATCTGCGTCGGATTGTACAAACCGCAAGCGCACGCGGCCTGTCATCTCTGCTTCGGCTTCCCGACGATACTCGATGGTGCCATCGAGGTCAGAACTGACGGCCAGATGATCGGGATCAAGTTTCACCGCTCCATAGCCATCTCGCATCTGGAACCGCAGCACCCCGTCGCGTTCGAGCGCGTCGAAGCCATAGCGCAGCATCAGCGGTTGCAAAGCTGAGCGGGCATTTGTCACGTCCTCTATCACATAGCCGCGCACAATGCCGTACAGCTTCGACACGTCGATATCTGTAACACCGGCGCCATGGCAGATCTCGGTCACAACCGACGCCAGAGTTCGTGACCCCGAACGTCCATTCAGCCAATGACCACGCGCATAGTTGTCGCCATCGCTCCACTGGCTGCGCAAGTTCGGAAACGTCGGGAACGGGCGCGCATCCCAGGCCCAGACATAGGCGTTCGACAGGTCCAGCATAGGGCCGCCATAGATGCCCGAAATAGGATTGACCTGCGGATCATTCCAATAGCCCAGCATCGCCTTAAGGTACTGCACCTGCATAAAATCATCGCGCAGCCCATTGGAATACTTGGGCAGGAAGGATTCCGAAGATTTTGGGTCAAGAAACTTGTTCGGCTGGTTCGTGCCATTGTCGATCGCGGCACATCCCAACTCGGTGAACCAGATCGGTTTTGATCCCGGCACCCAACCAGTTGGGTTTGCCTGTCGAGCACCGCCTATCCGCTCGTGATGCGGGTTTGACCACCAGTTTCGCAGATCCTTGTATCGCCAGATCCACGGTTCGTTGTGCTCATCATCCGTAATCGGCGCCCTGATCTGGGCGGTGGCCTCTTCAGGCGAGGCATAATACCAATCATACCCTTCGCCGCCTTCGATATTGCCGCGCAAATAGTCCAGATCATAAATGGATGGCGCACCGGCCTCGGCATCCAGATGGTCTTGGCCATCGCGCCAATCCGAAAGCGGCATGTAGTTGTCGATGCCGACGAAGTCGATATTGTCGTCGGCCCAAAGGGGATCGAGATGAAAGTACCTGTCGCTGGTACCGGTCGGTTGGTAGCCGAAATATTCGCTCCAATCCGCTGCATATCCGATTTTTGTATGCGGTCCCAGGATCTGCCGCACTTCGGCTGCCAGCGCCCGCATCTGCTCGACCGCTGGGAATCCGGATGCACCACGGATCTGTGTCAGACCACGCATCTCAGACGCGATACAGAACGAGGTCACACCGCCCGCCGCCTTGCACAGCGCTGCATAATGCAGAATGAACCGTCGCAAGCCCCACTCTGCTGGTCCATGATATGACACCGTGCCATTTCCGATGGAGAAGTCATTGGCCCGGGCATGCCCGAAAAACGCAGCAACCTGCGCGTCGGCTGATGCCGACTGATCCAGGGAACCTGAACGCCCCGGCGCGATATCCAGCGTGATCCGCCCCCGCCATGGTAGGTGTGGTTGTTCAGATCCATCGGACCACGGGTTCGGCAAACCGTTTCCCTGCAATTGCTCCATCAGGATAAACGGATAGAACATGACGCGCTTTCCGGTGGTCTTCAAATGGCGGATCGCCTGCACCACCGCCGCATCCGCAGGGGTACCACCGTAAACCGGACGATTATCCTGTTGCTTCACGATCTGAGCAGTGTTGCGGTTCAGCCCCGACACCGCCCAGGGCATACTCTGACCGTCAATTTCTTTCTGTTCGACCTTTGGCCGGATCTGGCAGGAACCACAGCGCAGATCATCTCCGAACCATGACACGATCAACGATGCCGCGTCACAGGCAGGCACCTCTTTCTCAAGGGCCTGTGTCGAACTCACCAAGTCCGGCAGGCCCGAAGCAGAATTCACGTTGGCCGCCCGATGGTGACCAAACTGATTGGAATAGTTCACCTGAGTGCTGGCCAGCGCATATTCTCCGGTTCCCGGCATCAGCGCCACGCCGCGCACGATCTGAGGCAACGAGCTGTCATGATCCGGCATATCCGGCTGCGCAGGGCGCACCACTTCAAAAGAGAATTGCGGAACGCGGTTGCCAAACTCGGCCAGTTGGAAGTCCTCAATAACTACATAGGCCGTTCCGCGATACGCAGGCACGGTTCCGGCGCCTTCGATTGCCTCGATCAGCGGATCAGGCAACTGGTCTTCGGTGCCATGGTAGATGCGCATATTCAGGCCAACACGCTCCTGCTCTTCACCATCGGCCCAGATGCGCGCGACATCGGCGATCTCACCCGCCCCGACTGCAATCGCCAATGAGACTGAATAGCTGTAGGTTACCGTCGTAACCTCGGGCGTTTTGGGTTTTCCCTTGCCGCCGCCGCCCCCTTCGGTCGTGGTGCTGCGGCTTTCCAGGAAATCCGACGCCCAGATCACCTGACCCCCAACGCGCATACGTCCAAACACGGTGGTAACCGGTGCGCCTTCGCCTGTTTCTGTTAACCGGAAACGGTCCATGCGGCCGGTCTCAATGACCTCACTACCATCGCCCATGACTGATTGGCTTAGCAGCCTTTGGTCGATGATCCGACCCACGGTGGCACCAACCGCGCGCCCGATGATCGCGGTCGACAAACCTGCGACCGTGCCCCCAATCGAACCGCCCAGCGCCGCCCCTGCAGCAGAAAGAAGAATAGTAGCCATCAGAGGTCCTCCAACGGGAATTCAAAACAAGCGACCACCCGGCGACGCCATGGATCGCTTAATGCGTTTTCGACAACGCCATATCCGGAATATGCGTGGACAAAACGTGGCGCGTCGCCTGTTTCACTGACGATACCAAGATGCTTAGCGACGCCGCGATCTCGCATCCGGAACAGCAGCACATCACCCGCTTCCAGCACGGACGTCGGCTTTGCAACCAGATGCCGTTGCGCGGCCGCCCACATGCGTTCCTCGCCCTGAGGTTCAGACCAGTCCTTGCTATAGGCTGGCACCGCTTCGGGTTCCCGTCCGATTAAAGCCCGCCAAACACCGCGCAGCAGACCCAGACAATCCGTACCAGCCCCTTTGGTTGCAGCCTGATGTACGTAGGGTGTGCCCAGCCACAAGCGGGCCTCGGCCACAATATCTTCTCTGCGTGCCTTCACCTGATGCTCCCCCCTTTGTTCGACTTGTTTTTCTTCGGCACAGCCATCACCCAATCTTCGCCGGGAAGATCCGGGAAACCCTGGAAATTCAGAGTATTGGCGAACTTCAAGCGGCAGGTTTCCATGCGCTTGTCGCATCCAGCGGTCAGCTTGATCCTGTCCCCGATGGCAAGCCCGCCACCTATGCCGGACCACAGCGTAACCTCGCGGCCACCATCGATGCGCCGGTCTTGTTTGATCGACGCCCACAAACCGCTCGCCTGGCCAGACACTACGTCCAACCTGCCGCGTTCGAACCAAGCCTCGTCTGCGGCTTCTCCACCGATCAGGCGCAGCAATGTTCCTCCGTCAAATCCGAGGATTTCTGCTTCGACTGAATACCCCGGAGTTTCCGTGTTGAAACGGCACACCCCATCTCCCAACACAGCCGTACAAGGCTTTTGGTAGACGCGGCCCAAAGGCCGATTTAGCAAATCTGTCAGCCCCCGCAGCTCGGCGTGAAAGGCTCCACCTGCTCGACGCAATTCACCGATCGAGCCCCGGAACTGCAGCATGCGCTGATCCAGATTTGCCCAATTGACCAACCAGGCCCGAACCTGTGCACCGTCAAAGCGCCCAGCCTCGATATCCTCGTCCCTTACCGAGGCGTCGGATAACGCGCCCATGGCCTCGGAATTGTCTATCGAGAGGCCGGTCGCTTGCTCGATCGCTGCTGCCGTCAGACCGGTACTGGCCTTAAAGACCAACCCATCAAACTGCAGCTCCTTGTCATGATCTGTAAATCCGTATTCCTGCCCATCTGTGCGCGTGATCGTCCAACAGCGGCACACCGTTGTCAGCCCGCTTTGCAGGTGAGCGTGCAGTCCGTGTTTATCGCCCGCCATCAGACCCGCACCTCGACCACAGGTACATTGGGTGCATCGCCTGCCTGAAAGCTGGCGACGCTGGTCTGGATCTTGTCAGTATCAAAGCGCACCGGCACGTCAAACTCGAACCCGGCCGTGATATCGACCTCTTCCGGGGGCGGGTCAGCGAACGTAACTACCCCGGTTGTCAGGTCCACTTCAAAGTCGACACCTTCCCGAACCTGATCCTGATCCAGCCCCAAGCGCACCGTTCCAAGTACAGGCTTCACAATCGGGCGGACATAGCTGACACCGCCCGAGCTATAGGTTTTGACCAATTGAAACTGGGTCTGCACCGCATCACCGCGCGCGATGACCTGATCTTCCCCCGTAACATCCGCGGACGCTTTGCCGGACTTGAAATCCGACCAGTCTTTCCAACGAAACCCGAACATCTGCCCTTGCCGTGCTTCGAAAAAGGAAATCAGCGTTTCAATGTCATCAAGGGATCGCATCCCCAGACCCGCATCATACCGCCGCCGCGAATGCGCCCAGGGCGTGTTGCGTTCCTCGAACCCATTGGCCAATGTCACGACATCCGTGCGCCGTTCTGGACCGCCGACCGAGCCAAAACTCAGACTCGCGGGAAATCTCACCTCGTGGAAATTCATGACCTGCTCCCTTGTCTATCTGTTGCGATTGCCACGGCCCAACGCCCGGCTCATCTGGGCGGCGATCTGGCCTTGCGAACGTCTAAATCCCTGCACATCAGGAGTGGAGATATTCATAACGACATTCACTGGCTGCCCGCCGCCCGCACTTCGAACGCCCAGCTTTCCATCCGGCCCACGCGCAAGTGGCATGATCGCCTCCGGCCCTGCCTCGCCCATCAACCCGGTTCCGCCGCGCATCGGGAAGGTGGTTGGTCCGCTGACCACGCCACCGTTTGCAAAGGGCATGACCCGACCCTGGGAAAAGCTGCCTCCATCCGCGAACGGCAACAACCCTTGCACCAGGCCGCCAATCCCACCCGCCAGCAGGCCGCCAAAATGGTCCGTAACCGGCTTGATCGCCGCCGAGTAGGCAGTCCGTATCATCGAATTCTTCAGCACATCCAACGCATCCGATAGGCTCATCCCATCCAAGACCACGCCATCGAATGCCTTGCGCAACCCGCCTGACATGCCGCGCTCCAGGGTGGCGACATCCTTACCGGTTTCCTCAAAGGCGGCGCTGATCCGCTTCATTTGTCCGTCAAAGGCCGCTGCCATCGATGCAGCATCGCCCAACGAGTCACCCAGCGCCTCCCCCCGCTCTTGCAGGTCATCAAACCCGTCACGATCCGTCATCACGCTCTCCTTGTGTCTTGTCCGGATAGGCCGCCAACAAGGCGTCCAGGCCAGCCTTGCTCATCGCTGGCAAACCCGCGCCGTGCCCAAGCATCAGCCGTAGCTCGGCGGGGGTCAGACGCCAGAATTGATCTGGCGTCAGGCGCAGCCCCAGAAACGCGGCACGCATCAACGCAGGCCAGTCGAACCCACTCATGCCTGCTCTGGAACCATGAACGCCCGCGCTAGCAACTCCGCCGCTGCTCGTGCGCCCTCCATCGGGCCACCCTTAATCTCGGCGCTCAGCAGGTCGGAGCCGGTCATTTCCGCGCCTCCGCCCCGCAATCCCGCCACGATCAGCGCCAGCACATCACGACTTGAATAAGTCCCGCCTTCAAACCGCTGCACCAGCTCAACCAAAGAACCAACTCCCAGTTCCTGTTCCAGCTCTGCCAAAGCACCCAATGTCAGCTTGAGCACCCGCTGCTCCTCATCGATGGTCAACGCCACCTCTCCCGTCCATGGATTAGCCATATGGGTTACAGCGCCGTGAAGGTCAGAGCGCCAGCGCTTGCCATGCTCATCTCATAAGTCGCCTCACCATTGTGCGAACCCGCATACTCGATCCCAGTGACCTGAAACGGGCCTTCGACAATGCCGAAATTGGGGATGATCACCTGAAACCCCGGCGTCTCGCCGTCAAAGAACAACTGCCTGGCACGCTCATCCGTCCCTTCGTCCTTAAACACGCCTGATCCCGAAATCGCAGCAGACTTGACCCCTGCCCCGGACAACAACTCGCGCCAGCCGTCTTGGCTTTCCAGGCTGGTGACATCCACACTTTCCGCGTTGAAACTGACGCGCGTCGCGCGCAACCCCGCGATGGTCTCGAACAGGCCCGAGCCGTTCATATCCACTTTGACCAACAGGTCTTTTCCGTTCTGGGCACCCATATGCTCTCTCCAATGATTGCTTAGTCGTCTTCCACGCGGGCGCGGAATCTCAGGTCGATCTGGCGGATTGCGCCGCCGGTTCCTGTGCGCCTGGCGCGGGCCCGTTCAAACCACAGCCCCACCAAACGCCCCCGATCCAATGCCGGTGACGCATTCTCCAGCGCGTCACACACCGCGCCCGCTAACGTCTTGGCGGCGCCAAACCCAGCGGCCTCTGACACCACCGACACCGTGAACCGATGCACGGCCCCTTCGTCTGATCTGTCCGAGGCTGCGCGCACATCTTCCGGGCCCAGCGTCACATAGGTTTGCGGCACTACCCCGGCAGGAACTGCGTCGTAAATGGCCCCACCGGACAAAGCGGCGACGTCTGCGTCCGTCGATAACTGCTGATAGACCGCCGCCTGCAGGGCGGCTGAAACGCCGTAACTCATGCCGCCACCTCCTCATCTGCGAAGCAGGTCAGGAATTGGCCACGTGGGTCGCGCTCGGCAACCGCCCGGATCACGAAACGGCGGTCGCCCTCGCGAAACCGCTGATCTGGCGCCGGCCGCATCGACGACCCCTCAGGCGCACCCCGTACGACGATGCGATAACCAACGCGCGACACCGGCACCCCGGCAATCTGGCGCTCGGCCCCGTTGCGCGCCGTGACCTCGGCCCACAGCGTTCCCTGCCCGGCCCAGGTTTCGGTATAACCACCCGCGCCGTCAGCCACTCGCACCGGCGCTTCAAGCACCAGCTTTCGGTTCAAATGCGGCATCTTCATTTCGCCACCCCTGCGCCGAAACGCACCATCCGATACCGCTGGATCAGGCTGGTCACGCCAAACGGCATACATCCGTCGCCCAACGCGGTTTCATCGCGGTATTCGTAGTAATGCGCCGCCAGCAGCAGCACGGCTTGCCCCAGATCGGCTGGCAAACCACCCCAATCCGCAGCCATCCCAGCAGTGAAGTCGATCTTGACCGACCCACCCGTCGCAATCGCAGGCAGCGCGGCAGCAAAAGGTCGCAACCGGGGCCGCTGACTGTCCCGCTCCAACCGATAGGCGTCGGTGGCGGCTAAAGTTTCAGCCCCGGCTGTGTCAGTGACCGTCACCGCATCAATCGCTACGACCGGAGCAACCGGCAATACCTCGCCCGCCGCATCGCGCCAGCCGTTCAGGCTCCACGAGAACTCACGCTCGATCAATACCTTGCCGGTACGCGCCTCAATCGCCGCGATCGCCGCCCGTAGAAAACCCTTCAGCACCTCATCTTGTACACTCGCCTCGGCAAACCCTGTGCCCAACCGCAAATGCGCCTTGAACTGATCTACCGGCAGCGCCGCATCCGCGATGGCGGCTTCTTCGATCAACATCATCCATTCACTCCGCAATCTGGGACCCCTCCGGGGGCCGCACTCTCAGGAAAATGACGGGCACGCGCCGCCCCACGTTGCTCGGACGGAGGGGAGCAGCTAGACAACGCGGGGGATCTCACCCCGGCCCGCGCCCGCCGTCCGAGGGGCCGAGGCCCCCCGGATCCGCCACCGCTTAGGCGGTGCCGAATTTCACCAGCTTGATCGCGGCAAAGTCGCTTACGTCGCCGCCCACACGTTTGGTCGCGTAGAACAAGACATGCGGCTTGGCGCTGAACGGGTCCCGCAGCACACGCAAATCAGGACGCTCTGCAATGGTGTATCCGGACTGGAAGTCGCCAAACGCGATGGAGAAACTGTCCGTGGCCGCATCTGGCATGTCCTCGGCGATCAGTACCGGATACCCCATCAGGCGCGCCGGCTCTCCAGCAGCCAAACCATCCGACCACAGGAAGCGGCCGTCGCTGTCTTTCAGCTTGCGGATCACACCGGCGGTTTTTGAGTTCATCACAAAGGTACCGTTCACGCGGTACTGCGCACCCAACGCATAGACCACATCGACAATCGCATCTGCGTCGACACCGCCATCGATACCGCTCGGCACATAACCCAGATTACCCCAGGTCCAGCCATCATTTGCAGTGGTTCCGTGGGTCAGAATGCCCTTGGGCTTGTCCGCACCATCGCCGTTGATAAAGGCCGCCGCTTCGGCCCGCGCGAACTTGTCCGCGATACGTCCGGCCAGCCAGCCTTCCACGTCAAACGCGCTGTCATCCAGCAATCGCTGTGACGCCTTGGGCAGTGCGCTCAGCTCGTGTAGCGGGATCGAGATGCGATCAATCATCGGCGTCGCCGTCCCGGTTGTGTCCGAACTTTCGTCCGCCCAACCCGCACCAACATCGGTATGGTCGACCAGAACATCGAACGAGTTCGCCTCAACATTCACCACTCCAGCAATCGAGCGGATCGAAGCCGTGGATTTCAAAACCGACTTGATGATCTCGGTGGTTTGGGGATCGACCAGATAGCCACCGTCGCTGTTCACTGCGCTCGACAGAGATTTCGCCTCCATCTCAAGCCCGCGCAACCCATCGTCCTCGCCGGATCGCACATAGGCGTCAAAGGCCTTCTGATGTGGTGCACCCTCGTCGATCGAGGCGGCAAGATGCGGACGCGCCGCAATAGTAGATTTTCGATCCAGCATAGTCAGTCGCTCTTCTGTCTGTTGCAATTTTGTTTGAACTTCAGCCTTCAGGCCCTTGAATTCATTCACGAAGCCAGTCATCGCCTGCTTCACCTCCTGAACCAGGGGCACACCCTCTCCGGCCAAGGCCGGGGTTTCGGTCTTGCTCATCAGCACTTCCTTTTCGGGGTGAGTTTGCGGCGCGCTAGATTCGCGCCAGCTCCTGCCGGGCGGTGTCGAACACCTCGGCAATACTGCGCCAGGTATCCTCGACCTCGGGGTCCGTCCCCTTGGCTGCCACCCGCGCACTGGGCAACATAGGGAAGGTCACCAGTGACACCTCCCATAGCTCCAGTTCGGTCAAGAGCCGCTGGCCCTTGTCATTCTTCACGGCCCGTTTGGTGCGATAACCAATCGACAGCCCGTCAATAGCGCCCGCCCGGATCAACTCCGCCGCCTCACGGCCTTTCTGCGTGCTTTCAAGCAATCGGCCCTTGACCCATAGGCCCCGGTCGTCCTCACGCACCTCATCCCACACGCCGATGGGCTGCGCCGGATCGTGTTGCCACAACATCTTGACCCGCTGCCCGGCGATTTTCAGACCCTCAAGCGAGCCATGATATGCACCTTTCTGTACCACATCGCTGCCCTGATCGACCTGACCGAACAGGCTGGCATAGCCTTCGATCGCCGCATCCTCGGTCACCGATAATCCATCGCCAAACCGCGCAAACTTGTGCTCCAAATCCATGAGCAACTCCTTGTAAGTATCTGAATTCATGGTACTGCTACCAAGATTGACTGGAACGCCTGCGCCAGGATCACCGCAGCGACGCCGTAAACCGCCAGCCACAACCGCTTCTCCAGCCGCTCCATCATCTCTTCGATCTGATCCAGCCGCCGGCACAGATGGGCATGCTGGATCTCGGCCACCCGCTCATGCGCGGCAAGACGCAGGCCAGGCGCACAGTCAAATGGCGGATACCCCTCACTCATCAACACGCTCCGGCAGCCCCAACAACGCACGTTTCTCTGCATCCGTCAGAAATTCCGCGCGACTGACCCGCGTCCACTGCGCGTCACGCTCAGCCGCCAATGCAGGCACCTGATCCAGATCGGGCTTCAGCATCAGCTCCTCACCGGCAAAGCTCGCCAGCCATTCCGACACCGCCGCCGCCACCCGCGTCACCAGGGGCAGAACGGTCAGGCGATAAAACGCCCGGTTGGCCTCCTGATAGTTCGAATAAGTCGCGTCGCCCTGAATCCCCAGCAGCATCGGCGGGACCCCAAAGGCCAGCGCGATCTCGCGGGCGGCGGCTTCCTTGGTCTTCTGAAACTCCATGTCAGAGGGCGAGAATCCCATCGGCTTCCAATCCAGCCCCCCTTCCAGAACCATCGGACGACCAGCATTGCGCGCACCACGATAGTTCTGCTCGATCTCATCACTCAGGCGGCGGAACTGATCCTCGGCCATTACCCCATGGCCATCGCCGCCCTTCCACACCAGCGCCCCCGAAGGCCGCGCCGCATTGTCCAGCAGCGATTTCGACCACCGCGACGCACTGTTATGCACATCAATCGCCATCGCCGCCGCTTGCAACGGCGAAAACCCATAGTGGTCATCCTGCGGGTGGAACGACTTGATATGACAGATGGCCTCCGCCGCAAACCGGTGCGTCTTGCCCCCCGCCGTATAATCATAAGCCTTGGGCCAGCCATCCGCCCCCGGCACCACGCTCATCCGGTCCGAGCGTAAAACATGCAGCTCAACCGGCAGCCCTTCGTCAGCCTGAACCGCCTCAACATACGCATCACCCGACAGCAACAACTGCCCGAACAAAGTCTCCATCAACTCCGCCCGCCCCTGCGCCGCATTCGGACGCCGCATCAGGGACAGGATCGGATGCACATCATACCGCTGCGCTTGATCCTGCAGCACCAAAGGCAATGCCGCTGCTGCTTCGGCAATCAGCTTGACGGATCGAAACCCCACCGGGTTCCCCGAAAATCCCGTCCGCGTCAGCGAGACCGTGTCCCGAGGGCTCCACGCCACGCGCCCACCCGTCTGCCACGCCACCACCGGCCCCGTCGCGCTCGCCTTAGCCTCGGGTGCTGTCTCAGCCGAACCACGACGCAAGAAATCGAATACCAT